ATCAGACTTGCGAGCAGCGTGTCGGGTATCACCGATCCAGCCGTCCGAAGTTCTATCTCTATCTGGGAATGCATCATCGATCTGCTCTCTAAGCTGAATCGCTGACTTGCTTAGCCTCGGCTTCACAGGTTGCACACTCCCATCTCTTTAGATCGTTAAGTGTCAATTCTGGATGTTCGCATGGAGCAGGTGCAATAAATGCATCATCGATTGGATCGTAGGTATAACCAATTCCTGCATAATTATAGCGAATCTTGTCATTGTAACTAGTACGCTTGACCGTATAAGGCGTGCCTTGCGCGTAGTAAGTTTCAGTATCTAAACCGTCTATAAGTTCAGTCTCGTCTTTTCCGACTGTGACTGCAATGACAGTGTTGGTCTCGTCTATGTATGCGTAGTGTGCCATTATGAGAAAGTCACCGTATCTGATATTCCTGCTGCGGTTATTGTCGAAGTCTTAAATCCCCCAGCAGTTGAAGTTGTCTGTGTTACGCCGCCAGAGAAAGTTGCAGTACGAGTGTCAGGATATTTAAGAATGACAATTCCTGAGCCACCATTACCACCTGAAGATGAAGTGCTTACGCCACCACCACCACCGCCGCGATTTGCTGTACCTGCGCCGCCAGAACCGCTTGACGCACCATTACCACCACCGCCTGCGCCGCCCGTGCCGTTTGTGTTTGGATAACGCGCACCACCACCGCCGCCTGCGTAAGTTACAGAAGAACCTGAAATTGAAGTAGCAACTCCTGCGCCGCCATTACCGCCAGCTGAAGTAGAACCGCCATCACCAACTGCACCTGCGCCGCCACCGCCACCAGCGCCGGGATCTCCAACTACTACTCCTGAACCGCCTGCATAACCTTGGTTAGTTGTGCCGTTACCTCCTGCTGTGTATCCAGACTCTGTTGAACCACCGCCACCAGCGCCGCCTACTTGACCTACTGAACTAGCGTTGCCACCTTGACCACCGCCAGTTGAAGTAATGGTTGCAAAAGTCGAGTCGCTTCCGTTTGATGCAGATCCACCTGCTCCAACAATTACAGATAATGGTAAACCTAAAGCGACTGATAAAGCAGAAGGTAAAGAACCACCGCCGCCAGTAGCAGTGACGCTACAGCGTAAACCACCAGCTCCGCCACCGCCACCTGAGTTGGTGCTAGTTATTGCACCACCTGCACCACCACCTGCGACTACCAAAAAATCAACAGATACGGGTGCTGCAGGTGTCCATAAAATAGAAGCAATGTTGTTAAGCATTACCCAATTGCTCCAACAACGTACCAAGTGTCTGTACCTGTTTTGATGCAGGCTGCGCTGCGATATTGTGCAAGAGTAGGCTGTGCTGCTACTGCGCCAGCCGATAGAATTGTAGTAGTGCCAGATGTAGTTGCTGAGATTGTGCACGTGCCCGCGCCAATGTTCAGGATGTTGAGGACTGTGCCAATAGGGAAGGCTACTGAGGCGTTAGTAGGGATCTTGTAAGCAATCGCTGTTGCCTTATTCATGAGCTCTAAGACTTGATAGGTATCGGCAATGACAGCCGTATAATCAGCAGTCTGAGCTGCGCCTACAGTAAAGGCTACAAGGCCGTTATAGTCTGCCGCTGTAAAGATGTCGCCTGTTGTCGCTGGAAAGCCTTCTGCCATGATTTTCTCCTAGTATCCCATGATGGATTGTCCGATTATACCGTAAGTAGGGGAGTCAAGAATGAATCCCTCCACAATCGGTTCAAGTGTTGTAACTGTGCATTGCATAGAATTAGGGGTTATGTCCCACGCCAAGCCCTGCACCTGCAAGGTCTTAACGATCGTACTAGAATCAGGCTGGACATTAGTAATCTCAAGGTTGTCGAAATAATCTAGGCCGATTATTGTGTCAGTCGGTACATCTGTATCGAGAAGATCGACAGTCATGGCATCGATGCGAATGGTTGTCTCTTTACGGGTTGCAACATAGATGTCTGCGATGTCCTGCACCTGCGCATCTGTCTGGGCTACTAGGTTTTCTACGTTCATGCCATGAGGGAAGTATTTGGCGATCGAGTCAGCATCGACGGATGAGACAGTCGTGCCGCCAACTCTGGTCATGGTTGCGCTGTTGATGATGAGCTTGTCATCAAAGGCGAATTTAAGGTCTGAGTATGGAATGCCTGTAGTCTGATTGAACTGGGTAGGCGTAACACCTAGAGATCCCACTACGTCTGATCGATCCTTAAACTCAGCTGTGCCGTCTGCGCGGATAAAGAATGCACCTTGCTCCGTAAACTCTGCAACCTGTAGAGCTGAGAGGCTGGAGCGTGTAGTGGCTGGATCAACCTGACAGGTTGTAGAGCCTGCATCGATGATGCGCATATTGCTAGGGAAATCTACTTGGTCAAGGATTTTATCTATGCGCGTGCCAGTAGTCTGTCCGGCACCTGAATCGGCAATAGTTGACACGTTAGCCATAGCAAATAGACGAAATGCATCTGAGCAGACAATATCGACATATCCGATCTCCTGCCCTTGAGGATAGGTATAACGATAATCTTGAACGTAACCTGAAAATAAGAAATGCTGAGTGGTGGCAGTAGTAGCAGCTACGCGGATCTTGCGTAAGGGAGTTAGATAACCAAAATACGGACTCGATGTATTTTGAGGGTTAAAGTTAGAGTCAGGATCTAAGACTCGGACTGTACAATTGCCAGCCTCATAGGTATCGCGCATGATATTGCGACCACGTCTAATCGTGATCTGTCGAGTTACGTCGCTGAGATCGATGACTGGCTCTGGTACTTCTGATCCTGCAAAGGTGCTGACTCCAATAACACCGTACTTAGCATCGCCAATAGTAAACGGATACCCGAATGTAGCACCTTGGCTAAAGTCAAAGGAGACCGAGATGGTTGCTGGAAGACTCATCCTGAATCCGGCACAGTCGCAAATCTTCCAATGCGATTTACACTAGAGAAGGTTCCTGATAAAGATTGGTTATTCTGTTGCTGAGTAATAATTGCCGCTACATCTTCGGCTCCGACTTTAACTTCTACATTAACTACAGGTGCTGGAGGTGTGAAAGCCTGCGGCCCCATTGCACCACCAGAGGTAAAGGTCTCAGGGGTAACGTAACTAGGCGGTACGAAATTAGGTACTGGTGTACCTAGCATGTTGCCACCGAAATCGAGCTTAGGGACTGACCATTCCGAAAAAGGATTAGGCGCTTTAGGAGTAGCAAGTAAGGCTAGACGTAACTCGTTATTGCGCTTGATGGCAGTATCTAATTGATCAGATAACTGTGTGGCTAGGGTTGCATTGCCATCGAGGATAGCCTTCTGTAATTGCAGAGATAGGCGATCGGTCTCGCTGATCTTACCTTTAAGGGCTGCCTCAATACCGATTGCGTCAAGGTTAAGAGTCTTTGAGGCTTTCTGTAAGGCTAGAGATTTCTTCTGCGTATCAAGATTCTTCTTAGTAAGTGCAGCTAATTCCTTAGCACGCTTGGCTGCTGCTGCTTCTGCATTCTTGCGAGCTGCAATCTGCGCAGATGTTTCGTAGATACCCATAGGTTGGGAACCCAGGTAGCCGCTTGATGGCATGTTACGTCTGAACTTGGCTGCCTTCTCGGCTGCCTCAATGGCGGCTAGGGCATTCTTCTCATAATCGTCGAATGGATTGAAACTAGCCAGAATGGCTCTGTCGCTAGTTAAAACATAAAGCTTCTGGAATCCAAATACGACTGCTGCAACTGTGTCAGCAATCTTTGTAGCCAGAGTGTCGATCTGATTAACAAAGTCGGTGGTATCACCTGCTGCGAATACTGAGACGAGAGAATCAACTAGCGCGCCACCAATCGTCTCGCTAGCTTCTCCTGCTGCTGTTGTCAGTAGTTGTAACTTGCCAGCGTAGGTAGTTAGAAACTCTGCGCTAGCGCCAGAGAATTGCTTATTCAATCTCTCTTGCACTTCTGCGAACTTCATGGTTTTTAACTCTGCAACGCTAACGCCTAGCGCGTACTTGGTAAGGCCTCTAGTTTGTCCCACATAAGCACGACTCAGGTCGGAAACCACAGTCTCGTAATCGATGCCAGAGCCTGCTGAGATATCTGTAGCCTGAGCCAATAACTCCTGAGCCTTGGTAACTGATCCAGTAGTCTGCAATAAGCGTTGCATTGCCGGACGAAGTTGATCATCTGTAACGCCAGACATGCGGGAAAGGTCAGAGATATAACGCTCAATGCGTGGAGCCTCGAACTCTAAGCCAAGATTTTTAACCGCTAGGGCAAGGCGACTGGCCGCCTTCTCATCCTCGATGAATGCCTTAGAAGCATTCTTAGCGAATTTGAGAAGCTGCTGGGCTCCGAAGACTGCTACGAGACTCTTGCCTAATCGCTTTACTCCCTTATCAAGGGCGTTGACACTTTTGCTGGTGTCGCCAAGTGCTTTCTTACCTTTATTCTCGACGACAATCGGAATCCGTAACTCAGCCATTAGATACCTTTCGCATTAAACTTAGCGGCAGCCTTTTCAAGCGCCTTAATAACTGCGGCCTTGGCTTTGCCTTGATCCTGCTCATAAGCCTTAAACATTGCACGGCCTGCCATCTTGGCACGGCCTGCAAGCGAGCCCTGAAATCTTGGTGAAAAATTGCCAGTCATTCCAGACTTGCGTCCAGCGGTTTCAACGATTGCACCAGCTGCTGTCTTATTGTGAATTGAAACAGTCGATGACCAACCTTGGCGATTAGGCTTAGTTGGCGTGAGTTTGTATCCAATACCTCGACGAGCCTCGGCCGCATCGTACATCGGGAATTTAGCAGTCTTTACTTCATGCTTCACGAATCCAGATGGGGCCTCTGAGTTAGATGGCAAAAAACCTCTAGCCTTTTTTACTACTGGCTTGAGGAATCCGACCATCTCATCACGGGTCTCTTTGTCTAGATCAGGCGAGAATTGCTTAAGAGCCTTGCGAAGCGCGTTAGCGCCTTTTAGCTCTGTAGGCATCTGCCTGCTCCTTTGCTCTATCCTTCAACGCTTTCAATAACATCTG